AGGAAGTTTATACATGAAAAGCAACTACAGAAGTTTAAAAGCCAGAGAAAAAGCAAGTAAACATTATGCCAGAGGCGTCAGAAAGTTGTCTAAAGAGCTTGAAGAGATGAACGAAGTAAAGTATAGGGCCGGGCCTAACGAGTGCCTGTATGGCCTAATAAATGACTTGTGGAACTACTGGGACGAAGGATACATTTTACCAATGCTTAAGTATAATATAGAAATTACAAGACAAGGGAACGTATTTATCGTAGAAAGAGGAGAAAATGGAAGCAATTAACATTAAGTTTGATAAAGAACAGCTAGAAGAAGTTGTTAAAAGTGTTGTTGAAAAACTGAAAGAAACTAAACCTAACTTTTATGAGCTTTCAGATACAAAGCGTGAAGAACCAAAGAAAAAATGGTCAGTAATGTATTTAGAAGCTAACGTTTCTCATTATACAAGTGAAGAAAAGAAAGTATATTTCGGGCATTCATTTAATACTTTATCAAAAGAATGGGCATCAGAGTTTGACTTCTCTGAATATGGTCGTGAGCAAGTAAATGAACTTAAGAGTCAAGGTTGGAAAGAAGAGGTCATCGAATGAGCGTATACGAAAAATTAAGCGTCATTAATGTTAATGACAAGAAAAGTAAAAAGAATAATCTTGACTATCTATCTTGGGCGTTTGCTTGGGCAGAAGTAAAAAAAGTTTATCCTGAAGCTAACAGTAAAGTTTATGAAAATGAACAAGGTTTAAACTATCACACAGACGGTCGCACAGCTTGGGTTAAAGTTGGTATGACTATTGAGGGCTTAGAACACATTGAGTATTTGCCTGTTATGGACTATCGCAATCAATCTATCCCACTTGAAAAAGTGACTTCAATGGACGTAAATAAAGCCATTCAACGCGGACTAGTTAAGGCGATCGCTCGTCATGGTTTAGGACTATATATCTACGCAAACGAAGACCTTCCTGACTTGACAGAGGAGCAGAAAGAACTTGAAGCTGAAAAGCAACGACTTCGCGAGATCCAGCCACTTATCAAACGAGCTGAACAGCTAGGATACCAAAATATTGACAGCTTGAAAAATAAGACTAAAAAAGAAATTACCGATATCATGACGATTTGGTTAGCACAGCAAGAAGCAGAAAAAGGAGAATAATTAAATGGCAATCATCACAGTAACAGCACAAGCAAACGAAAAAAATACTCGAACAGTAAACACAGCAAAAGGCGACAAGAAAATTATTTCTGTTCCATTGTTTGAAAAAGAAAAGGGATCTAATGTAAAAGTTGCATACGGTTCAGCGTTCTTGCCTGACTTCATTCAATTAGGTGACATCGTAACGATAAGCGGTCGCGTACAAGCTAAAGAATCAGGTGAATACGTAAATTATAATTTTGTCTTCCCCACAGTTGAAAAAGTGTTTATCTCTAATGATAATGGAAAGCAAGCACAAGCTAAACAGGACTTATTTGGAGGATCTGAACCGATTGAAGTTAACACGGAAGATTTACCTTTTTGATGGAAAGTTGGTTACATGTACACAGCAGAAGAGAGAGAGCAAATCATCGACATCGTTGATAAGATGAGCTTACTAAGACAAGACTTTGACGGAGCTTTCACTTGGATCAAGGAAAACGTGGCAATGCCATTTGACTTTGACGGAGAACAGCAATTTATATCAGACTTGAAGCATTTAGTGAAAATTAACGCTTTAAAGTTTGGTAAAATATATGAGGGAGTATTATGACAACATTAAGAGAATTACACAAAAAACTTAAAATTAAACAAACGCTTGACAACTACGTACGAAACACAAATAAAAAATACAAGTATAACTTTGTTCCTGATGAAATTCTTGGCGAGGGGATGGCTAAACTGATTGAGCTTAACACGCAAGGAAAACTTGGACGACATGCGCAGCAAATTGCTTACATCAATCATAACTTGAGCTTACAGCGACAAAAGGAACAACTGGAACAAGCGAACGTTCGACTTGCTAAACGTGCTGAGAAAGCCCAAGAATTGCTTGATACGGAACTTCTGAAAGATAGCTACATCGAAACACTGGAAATGTTTAGTAAATACAATTCAGCAAAACAATATACTATGTGGGACGACCTAGAAACTCCAACTAAAGTGATTGAGTTCATGGAAAAAAACGGTGTGAAACAAGGGAAATGGCTACGTCCTGAAGGAGTTGACGCTTGGTTCAAAGAACGAATCATTTGGTTCAAGAATAAATTGAAAGAAAAATAATATTAAGATTGAAACTTTAGGCTTTACAGCTTAGAGTTTTTTTGATATAATAGTATATAAAATAAACTAGAAAGACAAGGGATTTTAATGCTTAGTTTAGACGAGAAGAAAATTAGAAAAGGTAAACCAATCGGACTACCGTATCAAGGAAGTAAGAAGAAGATAAGCAAGAAAATAGTTGAAATTATCAAACAGAACTTTGGCACAGACAAGCCGATATACGACATCTTCGGAGGTGGCGGAGCAATTACATCCGAATGTATTTTAAATGGTTTAGAAGTCCATTATAATGACTTAGACAAGGATATAACCAACGCATTTGAACGGGTTATTTCGCAAGACCGTGAGTGGATTAAAACTCTTATTGTTTCAAGAGATGAGTTCTTCGAGATTAAGGCTAAAGAAAACAAGACAACAGATGAATTTTTGAAGTTGCTAGTCAACTCTTTTGGGAATGATAAGAAGAGTTATTTATATTCTAAAGGAGTTTCAGATTTGAAATATAATATAGCTAAAGAAATTATTGAAAAACATGACGTTTTTAGCGGTTATACACAGACAGAAACATATAAGAGATCGATTGTTAAGCCCCTTAGACTTGAACGACGCCAACGATTCCAACAACTTGAACAACTCCAACAACTCCAACAACTCCAACAACTCCAACAACTTCAACAACTTCAAAAATTAAATAAAATAAAAGCTACAAACAAAAGTTATCATACTTTTAGTGATGTTTCTGGAGCTGTTCTATATCTTGACCCTCCTTATGAAGGAAGTCACCAAAAAAGTTATATCAATTCATTCGATAGTCAAGAGTTTTATGACTGGGCATTTGAAATAGCTAAAACTAATATCGTGATAATTTCAAGTTATTCAATTTCAGATGAACGTTTTGAAGTTGTATATTCTTTTGATAAAGCACATAGCACTTTGAAAGGTGGAACAAGAAATGATGAATGCGAGAAATTATTTATGGTTAAAAACAGTTAATGTTTGACAAAGCAAAAGCAATTTGATAGAATGTAATTATGAAAGAGGTGCAGAGATGACAGCTGAAGAAATAGTGCAAAACTATCAAGTGAAATTGCTAAAGATTATATTTAAAGAGATTGATAGCCTGATGAAGAAAAAAGAAAAGGCCGATATCAACGCACAAAAACTTGCTGAAAATGGGAATACAGTTAGAACGTCAGCACATTGGAAGTCATTAGGGAATGCAGAATTTTACATTAAAGAGATGTATGAAAAGTTTGACGCTTTAGCTGAAATTGATAGACTATTCCATTGGTCAAGTCGTTTACATCAAGAACAATTGCAATTTGTCAGTAAATACCCTAAAGTAATGGAAAAATATAGACAGGCGAACTAAGGAGAACAAAATGAAAGATACAGTAAAAACTTTAATGATAGTTGCAGGTGTTGCCTTTGCACTTATCGCTATCACTTGGATAGGTATAATCGCAACGTTGCTTATTACATGGATTGGAGGAATTATCTAATGAACTTAAAAGAAAATCGGCACTATGCCAACGAATACGGTGTGGAACTTAACGAATACTTGAAGCATAATTTTAACTATGAAGAGCTTGTGGGTTGGAATACAATGCAGGTATTGAAGTATCTAGTAAGAGCTGGCAAGAAAGATGGTGAAAGCTACGACAAAGACTATAATAAGGCTTTAGACTATGCCAAAGAACTTGCTAACTTAAGTAACGAGAATGAGCTTACAGAGTACACTACTGACGATATTATGGGCTTTATACAAGAACTAGCTGATGATTTTGAACGCTGGGAAGGAATAAAATAATCAAA